TCAAGCTTGCTTTTGTTGAGCATCAAGTCGCGAACATAATTGACGTCCGCATTTTTGAAGGACGAAAGGCGTCTCATAACGACCGGGTCGATCAAATCGCTCTTTACCCACCAGTCCTCGAAGCTGGAGTCGTGGTCTGGGGAGATGTCGTTGAATATAAGGGTGTACCCCATGCTCGTGAGGTACCTCCTAGATTTTTCTCTGTACGACTGCGTTATGTCGACATAGTGGTCGTGCTCGTAAGTTATCACTCGGAACTGGTACTTGTCGAGAGGGATTGAAGCGAGAGCCTCAAATGTGTTCCTGGACGGCTCTATGTCAAGTTGCAGGTAGTCTATTACGTCGGTTCCGAGGCTTGAAAGTATGGATTCGTAGTCGACCTTCAGCGCGTCCTCGCAGAGGACTTTATTGTTCCTGGACTGCTCATGTTGAGCGGCCAGTTCGGGGTTCATTTCTATTCCCAACCCTCTCCAGCCGAAACTTTCGAGGAGCGCGGTGTTGCTGTTGTGGTGGGAATGGGCTGATCCCACCTCCAGGTAGGTTCCATTCCTCTTGCCGTTGGTTGCCGCCAGAACGAACATGTCCTGGTAGGCCTGCGAGAAGTTGCGGGCGATCTTTTCCGAGCCCTCGAACTTGAATCTGAGAAGGGAATGCATGCTGGATTCGTACTTGAGTGTCTTCTGGCTGTCCTGGCTGGCTCCGAGCCGAGAAAGGTTTTGCTGGACCATGCCCTGATGGCATTCGTCCATCTCCTCCTTTATCAGGGATCTCAGAAGTGCTCTGGATTCGGCGGGCCTTCCCCTCCACCAAGCCGAGATCGCCTTCTGGAAGAGAAGCATGTAGCCGCCCTTGTAGCCAAGGTCGACTTTTGTTTCATGAGGCCTTCCGTCTGTGACCTCGAGTCCGAGCGAGGAATAAAAGTAGGCGTCCAGCCAATTGCCCTTGCGCTCGTAGAACTGGCTCGCGTAATAGTACGCCTCGGGCCTGGACGGGAGTATGTTCAAGGCGGTCTTGATCATGTTCTCGCACGTGTAGTCCCTGTTGCCGAGCCTGCTGAAGCAAAGAAACACCTTGATTATGCACTCATAAGCGAGGGATTCGTCGTTGGTGTTTTCGGCGCACCTCAAGTAGAAGCTGATCGCGGGGGAGAGGTGATTCTGCCGTTCGTACCACATGGCCATGTTGAGGTTGGCGATATCGCTTGTGTGGTCTTTTACATAGTTTTCTAGTTCACGCATATGTCTTTAGAATCCTTCCGAGAATTGATTTGTGAAGTCCAAGGAGGTAGGCGGCATTGTCCTGGAACCCGAACGTTATCAGCAGGTGGTCTCCGCGTTCGGCCATCCCGCAGCTGAACTCTATGTTGCCCCCGAGCATGGAGAAGCTCTCCGAAACCTCGACGACAGCCCAGCTCTTGTCCCAGACGACGAATCTATGCCTGTAGATGGCGTCCTTTCTTCCCGCCTCCGAGCCGAACAAGTTGGTCTCGTGCAAAAGCGCGATGTGGTGGTCTCCGAGTGGGATGACCTGGGATCCGCCGCGGAGGTCTCTCGTGCCTAGGGGCATGGTCTCAGAAAGCGATATCGTCTCGGTGGTTCTGTTCGATGGGTCGTATCTGACTACCTCCGTCGGGTTTGTCCACTTCACGAACGTAAACTCCTGGTCGAGAACCGGCATCCAGTTCTTTTCGCAGTAGCTGTCGTTTTTTCCAGGGGCGGGGATTCTCGTCCTCGACATCTCGATGAACTTGTTTTTCTTGAAGGAAATCTCCGACATTTCCATCCTTCCCTGTCCGTTCGGGGTGGTGTCCCTCCTCACGCCTATCAGATAGGTCTTTCCTCCCCACTCGACCAGGCGACCGTCCTCCAGGCCTACAAATTCCCATATTGGATCGACGTCAAGGAACGTCGTGTCTATCACGCCGTGGGAGGATACGTTTAGGTCGCCGTCGAGGCGGCACATTATGTTTTCGGTAACAAGGCGAACGTCGTTCTCCTTGTGGAGGTAACAGAGAGGCCCCCATATATGCTCGAACTTGCCGTTTTCGCTGTGGTAAAGGACATAGTTCAGGTTGCGAAGGTTCACTACGACCTGGCCGGAGCCGTCGACGAAGATAGATGGGTTGCTAAGGGACGGGCCGGTCATGGAATCCGAAGGAACTAGCAGGGGCCTTACGAAGCCGCCGTTTTCAATGCATAATTTTGATAGGATCATATCTTGATTTTGGATGAAATAATTTAGCTAGTCAAGACCAAATTCCCTATATAGAAAGGAAAACAAGGGAGAATGAAAATGCAAAGTAATCTGTCGAGGGGGGTGTCTGCTCTTTCGTGTGAAACATTTACCTTCACGAGCGCAAACAACATAAGCACAAGTTCGGATTCAGCAATAAAAACATCGGGTGGCGGCTGGAGTGGGTCGGCATACTCAGTGGAGTCCTACACCAACCCAGTCTCGGTGACATTTAATTCCTCTGGTCCAAACAATTATTTCATGGGTGGATTTTCATATACCCCGACAGCAAATCAAGATTCCTATACAAATGCAACATTTGGATTGTATGTTTCAAACAATAATTTATTGATTTTTGAGAATGGAAATTTAATTTTAACTGTATTTAACGATGGAAACATAACCACAAGTGACACATTAAAAGTAGAATATGATGGAATTAGTGTTAAGTATTATTACAACAATGGTTTGGTCTATACATCTTTGCAAGAGGTGACCTCTCCTTTGCATTTGTTTTTTCCCATATTGAATGTCGGCGGAGGGGCGAGCGGCATTTGTCTAGCCTCAGTTCAATCATCATCGTCTTCGTCTTCTTCTTCGTCGTCTTCGTCGTCTTCGTCTTCGTCCTTGTCATCCTCCCCACAATCATTTGTTTGTTTTGCTTCGGGCAAAATCAGATTTATAGGATGCTTCGGGGTGGTCGCGAAGGAAAATTACGCCGTAATGTTCGAGGTCGGATCGAGGGTGTTTATCAAGAAAAAAATACGGCAAAAAAAGATGGAAGGCGTCGTGATAAAAAGAACAAATGTCGTGTTCCCATCAGTTTGGGACGGAGTTGTTCCCTCCGTGATGTATGTCGACACCCTGAACAGAGTTTGGGACGAGGCCGAATTGGCTTCCGAAGAGGACGCCCTGGCGCTCCTTCAGGAAAGGATCGCCTACGAACAGATGGAAATAAGGAACTACTTCGACGAGACGTGCCTTCCGATCAAGCCCGAAGGCTGTGGGTGAAGTTCTTCGTCAGGACTGCGGCTCCCCATTCGTGGGACTTGTTGGCGACGTAGTCCTGTGCCGCGGCGGTGTCCTGGCATATTGAGAAGCTCAGTTCCTTTGTGGCCTCTATCTCCTTGAGCTGGCAGTTCTCGGTCCTGACCTCGTTGGGGTGGGGGATGCACATGCATATCTTTGGGGGAGTGAAGAGGTGCAGGTCGTTGTGCATCCTGCACCTGAACTGGTAGTTCATGTCGTCGAAGCCCCACCCCAGGCTTATGCTCTCATCATATCCGTTGACCGAATAGAAATGATCCCTCTTTGCCGCGATTATGCCTGCGCACCCGTTGCTCCCGTACACATCTTCGCTCTCAAAAGACATTATGAGTTCGTGGCCCGAGGAAAACGCCTCTTCGATATACTCGGCAAAACCCTCGGGTACAAGAACGTCCGAGTCGATGTTGCACAGGACGTCTCCCGTGGCCATCTTGTGGGCTATGTTCTTCGCGTGGGCGGCAACCCAGTACCTCGGCTGGGAGGTCCTGTAGAACGATACCCTCCCGGAATCTATGTGGCAGGAAAGGTTTTCCTTGGCCCAATCCTCAAGCCCATCGGTGCTGTTGTAGTCGAGGAGGACAAATTCCACGTCGGGGTGGGAGGAGGTATGCTGTATGTTCTTTAGGACCGTCTGCCCGAGGTGGCAGAGCCTGTTCATCGAAGTGGTGCAGAAGGATATTTTCATGGCTCGTCCTTGAAGAAGCCCACCACCGAAGCGCGGCAGTGGTCTCCCGCGTCCGAGTCGACCCTGTTGATGCTGTGCCATACGCCGGGCCTCGTGATGACCAGCCTGTTGGGCTTGCACGTTATGTAGGTTCCCAGCCCGAACGTCCCGAGGAACTCGTCCTCCTTCTTGTGGTCAAGGTGGGGCGGGTTGAAGGAGGTCTCTGGTGGCGTGCGTGCAATCATGAGCTCGCCGCCCCAAGTGGATGCCCATTCGGGGTGGGCGTAGAATATGGCGGCCCCCGAGTATCCGACGTCATTGTGCCAGTTGAGCTTGGTGCCCCTCGGGTAGAGGTACGACCTCAGGATGAGGCTCGACCATTTTTCGATTATGGAAGGGCTCATATTGGCGCATTCTGTTATTATGAATCGCATGAGGTCCATGTAGTTGTTGAACGGGGCGTTCGAATTGTCGTACTCCTTGCCGCCTATCGGAGTGCCGTCTGTGAGCCTCCACACCTTGGACCATCCGTTGATGTGCGGCATCGCATACTGCTCCGACTGAACCGCCAGCCACACCGCGGCGAACTGCTCCTCGTCCAGGACGTCGTCATAGATGACGAAGTCTTCGTTCTCTGTAAATTTTTTCATGCGAAGGCCCTCCTGAGGCCGAGGTTGTTCAGGTAGTAGTAATATCTCTCGTAGGCGTCCTGCGCCCGCTCTATTAGAGCTTCCTTGAACGAGTCCCTTCCCTCCAGGGAAAAATGGTAGTGCTCGGTGACGAGTTGCTTGTTAAGTCCTAGATATTCCTCTATTGTAGGAAACGCCTTTCCCTTGGCAAGATCATCCCACGTGACTAGGACCGCGTCGGGCGTTCGTTTGGCCATCTCGCACATCCTCCTGAGCCTGAACCTGTAGTAGTCCGATGCGGTCTGCTCGGAGAGCCCAGTGCCCTGGATGGTCAGAACCTCGTTCAGAGACGCCCTTGCCGGACGCATCACATATATGAACTTGCAGAATTCGTAGAGGTTCTTGCAGGATATGGACGTGTTGTAGAGGAGATGGTCGCCGTAGATCGCGGAACTGTCCCTGCACTTGTGGTCGGTCGCCAGAAGCCAGTTGAGCGAGTCGGGGTTTTCGTACTGCACCGAGGAGCACTGTATCTGGCACCGTGGGTTCTTGTTGAGAATGTCGACGAGATCGAGAGAACCTGATCCCAGATGACTAACTACAAAGCAGACTTTTTTCATTAAAGTGCTGGGCTCTCCTTTTGGGGCTAATTAGCTATATTAGAGCTGCTCCAGCGGACAAATAAAGTGAGGTGACGATGGCCTGGTGGGATTTCTACAGACTTTGGACCTATCAATTCGAGAAGGGACCCATAGAGAGGCTGAGCGACACGCAGGTGACGGGCGCGGGCGTCATAGTCCCAGACGCCATGCCAGACCTCAGGGGAGACTCGTACGGCGCCACGCAGTCTCAGATAAGGCTCTACGACAGCAACGACTTCATAGATCTGTCGACGGTCACCAACAGGCAGTCGAGGTACAAGGAGTACGAGAGGCTTCGTAGCGTGGCGGAGATGGAGATGGCCATGACCGTGATCAGCGACGAGGCGTGCGTCTCGGGCGACACGAAGATATCCACCCTGTTCGACGGGCAGAAGACAATACGGTGGCTCACAGAGAGGTGGGAGAAGGAACAGAGCCCGTTCCTCGTCTACTGCTGGGACTTTGACAAGGAAGACTACTCGCTCGGCTGGGCGTACGACCCAAGGTTCGTGAAGAAGTCGGAGACCCTGAAGATACTGCTCGACGACGGAAGCAGCTTCGTGGTCACGCCCGACCACAGAATCCTAACCAAGGGGCAGGAATGGGTGCACGCCGAGGAGCTCGAGGTGGGGAGCGAACTCATGCCCTTCTACAGGATAGGATCCAACAAGTCAATAAATAAGTTAAAGAACAGGCAGTTCCCGAGGGTGTTCACGTTCGACGGATGGAAGCACGAAAGGCAGTTCATCGACGAGTGGAGGGAGGGAAGGAACAAGAAGTACAAGGAGGTGAGCGAGGCCAACAGGCTCATCGCCGCAGGGGCGAGCTGCAGGGACGTCGAGAGCATGATGAAGCGCCCGTGGAAGAGCATAGACTCGTGGATAAAGAAGGAGGGGTTCTGCACGAAGGAGCTCAAGTGGCTCGGAAAGCGGAAGGACCACAGGAGGGTCGTCGGGATACTGCCCCACAAGGAGATAGACGTCTTCGACATGAGCGTGAAGAACCACGAGAACTTCTGCACGGACTCGGTCGTAATGCACAACTGCCAGAGGGACGAGCACGGCAACGTCTTCGAAATAAGGGTCGAGGACCAGCAGGTGAAGAAGGAGCTCGAGTTCCTCTGCTTCAACAGGAAGATGCTCAACTTGAACAGGAAGGCATGGCAGATCGTCAAGAAGCTTTGCATATTCGGCGACGGATTCTACGAGCTCATCACCGACCCCAAGAACCCGAAGGAAGGCATCCTGAAGATACAGGAGCTGCCCGCCGACAGCATGTACAAGATCGTGACCACCAAGGGCAGGGTCGTGGAGTTCCAGCAGAGCAAGGAGGGGCCGGACTACCAGGCCCTCACGAGGAGCGAGGTGGCGAGGGCGAGCGAGCAGGAACTGATGCAGTCGACGGCCATAAGGTTCGCGCCGAGCCAGGTCATCCACATGTACATCGGCGACGACAGAAGGACTTTCTACCCGTACGGGCAGAGCCTCATGGAGCCCGCAAGAGGCCCGGCCCACCAGCTGCGTCTGATGGAGGATGCGATGATGGTATATCGACTCACGAGGGCGCCGGAGCGCAGGGTTTTCTATATTGACGTCGGCCAGCTTCCCCCCTTCAAGGCGGAGGCCTTCGTGGAGAGGATGAAGGATCAGTTCAGGAAGAAAAAGGTTCCGGCCGGCAGGGGGACGGGGGCCAACGCCGTGGAAGAGAGATGGCACGCCCCCGCCGCCGACGAGGACTATTGGATACCCATCAGGCCGAGCGCCAACACAAGGATAGAGACGCTCCCCGGTGCCCAAAACTTGGGCGAGATCGACGACGCCCTCTACTTCAGGAACAAACTTTTCACCGCGCTCAACTTCCCCAAGAACTACCTCAGCAACGAGGACGTGGGAGCCACGAGGATAACACTCAGCGCGCAGGACGCTAGGTTCGCCAGGATGGTGGAGAGGATTCAGGCGAGCGTAGAGGACGCCGTGCTCGAGATATGCGAGAGGCACCTTGAGATGCGCGGGTTCCCGATGGAGTCGTACGAAGACCTCAAGATCGACATGACGGCTCCGTCGAGCTGGAGGGAGCTCAGCGAGGCGGAAATCATGAACAACAGGATCAACATCGCCACCACGCTCAAGTCGAGCATGCTGATGAGCGACTTCGACCTGCTCACCAAATTCATGAGGATGCCGGAGGAGGAGGCGAAGAAGGTCATCGCCAGGAACAAGATTCAGAAGCTCGAGGACCTCAAGATACAGATAATCGGTCAAAATCCGCAGCTGCTCGGCGTCGGTACGCCAGCGGCCCAGTCCAGCGAACCCGAAATGGGGACAGAGCCGGGCGGGCCGACCGCGAACCTAGAGGCTCCTGCCCCGGATGCGGAAGGACAGCCGCCCGAGGAGGAGGGCCAGCCCGAAGCAGAGGGAGAACCGGGACCAGATGCAGAGCAGGCCGAGCCAATACCCGAGCCGTCCGAGAATGACATAAAGAAATACGACCTCGGACTCGAGGACTACAGCAGGGTCGTGGATGACGAGGACATAGACTGGAGCGAGGAGGGGTAGTGGACAAAATACGGATAAAAGAAAAAATATCCGACATAAGAAGTTACATAGCGTCCGACTGGCCCAGCGTGGAGCAAAGAAAGGGACTCTACGAGGAGATATGCAAGCTCGAGGCCATACTGAGCGAGAAGGAAGTGGACGCAGACGGCGAAAAGAAGGTTCTGTAGATATATAAATGCATGAATTTCAAGCTTTGGCTGGAGCAAGACCACAACTACGACTCCGAACAAGACCGCCTGGAGCACGAGGCGTTCGAATTCGTGTTCGACAAAATCAAAAAAGCGGCCGGCGAAGCGGAGCAAGACTCGTCAGTTCGCCCAAATGTGCCCCAAGGAATGCAAGCGTCCATGAAGTTTCGCGACGCAATGATGAAGGTCTGGCCGGAAAGCGAGCAGGGCAGGGGAATAAAGTTCATGCTGCCGAAGGACAAATTCCCCAGCCTGGAGTCCCTGAGGATACGGGTTAATTCCCAAAAAGACGAATCGTCCGCAGATAGAATAGATGGAAAAATAGACGCGATCTACGTCGGGACGCACAGCCTCCAGGGAGCAATAGAGCAGAAAAATAAAGAAGAGATAAACAGGCACCTGCGTCGGATATCGGGGAGCCTAAACCACGAAATGACACACCTCCACCACGGCGGAAGCGACGGGGGCGATGAGACGCCGGAGGACGCCGTAAGATACATGACCAATGCGGGCGAACTAAGGGCTCACGCCAAGGACTACGCGTACACATGGTCGCAGGACTTTCCCGGCGAGCCTTTTGATGCCCAAAAGTTCGTGCAGAAGGTGATACCAACACTGGTGGATAGCAAGAAGAAAAAGGCCACGCACTACTTCGTCTCCTTTGCGGATCCGCAAATGCAGGCCAAGTACAAGCATGTGGCCGACCTTGGAGATGCTCACAAGCAACTGACAGGGATGGTCGTTGGATATGTGAACTATTACATCAAGAATCAACCCCAACAGCCCAAGGCAAATCCATTGGGACTAAGAGTCGGAAGCACGGAAGAAATCAAAAGGCTGTCAAGTCAGGCTCAGAGTCAAGCACAAGCCCCCAGACGGAATCAGATGTCCGGCTTCAATCAGTGAACCTGATGTGTTCCGGCGGATCTTTTGGCCGTCTGTTCTCAAGTCCCGCGGCCTCAAGAAGAGACCGGCTGAAAATGTTTTCTTGGACGCTTTTTTTGTTGGAGAACTGTCCGAGCTGGGCAGGGTTGTAAGAAATCTCATAGACGTGCTTTGAAATTTCGATTTTGTCCCCCGGAAACAACTGCTGCTCTCGTACTCGGACGCCGTTGACCTTCGTTCCGTTTACGCTGCCCAGATCTCTTATGGACCAACAGCCTTCTATCAACACAAGCTCGCAGTGATTGCCCGATACGTTCGGGAACCGAAGGACGATGTCGGAACTTTCACGGCGACCAACGGTCAGGGTGGTCTTGAGCAACGGTATCGAATCCCCTCCCCCGACAGGAAGCATCTCTCCGTAAAGTTGGGTCATGGACTTATCTAGAATCCCACCCGCCTCTTCTCCTCGATAACAAAGCCGTTCTCCTCGTCGTTGTATATCTCCGCGAGCGTCATCGGGTCGGCAGTCCTCCTGTCGGAGTCGAAGGACTCGAATATCTTGTTGCACTGCTCGGCGGGGAGCGACTCGAAATGGTGCTCGACCAGAAGCCTCCCCTTGCGCACCAGGGCGGAGTCTATTTTCTCCCTGTCGATGTTGAAGGTGGCCACGACCATGATGTTGAGGCAGTCACCCAGTATCCCGTCCGTGATGTTAAGGATGTTGCTTATGGCGTCGTTGTCCTGGGTCTCCCGGCTCCTCAGGACCTTCTCCGCGTCCTCAAGGAGCAGAATGCTGTTCCTGTGTCCCATTATGAAGCTGAGGAAGTCCGGGTTGGTGATCTGCTCTATGGCGGCCGAGGAAAGGTATATGACCTTCCTGGTGGTCTTTGTGGTCAGATATTTGATGAACGTGCTCTTTCCGGTGCCGGGATCCCCGGAAAACAGCACCAGACCGCTCTTGTTCTTTGAAAGGCAGTCCGTGACCTTGCTGAACTTCTCGGCCGCCACGGCTCCGTAGTTCAGACCCAAGTCTATGGATTCTTGCGGGAGCTTGATGTCGAACCTCTGGAGGGTGAGCATGCCGTCCATGCTGCACAGCAAATAGACGTTGCTGTGCCTCCTCTTTTCCGGCTCGATCTCAACCACGGACCTCACCCTTTCCAGAATTTCGGGAGTCTGGAAAAGAATTTTGCACTTATACACATACGATTCACTCTCGCCGGACGAATCCCAGTCGCCTTCGGGATCGTCCATGTAGTCCTCTATCCTGTCGAGGATGCTCGACTTCTTGTGGAAGAAGATCATCGAGTCCTCGAGTTCGTAGCAGATCTCCATTTCGCTGACGCTCTTCTTGCCCAATGAATTCTTCTCCAGCTCGAAGAAAAATATCCTTTTTGCCCCAATTCCCTCCAGTTTTTCGAACGTGGAGCTCTTGACCGGCGACTCCAGTTCATAGATGGATGGCTGCGCCGAGAACTTCTCCACATAGTGGAAAAGAAGGTTGAAATAGGTGGCGTAGTCCCGCGTGTTCGACTTCTTGGCGTATGGATTTGATGTGATCTTCATGGCCGCATCATAGCCCCATCCACAAAAAAAGGCAACCCGTCCTTATTAAAAATGGTTTATCAAGCATACTATACCATAACGTTAAATTAACGCCCGCAAGGTCAAAAAACGGAATGCTTTTGACTATATAGAACGTGTCCAGTTTTAGCTAGAATAAGACCTAGGAGTATAATTAGCTATGAAAAGAAAACTCATTGATTACGATGTGTTCCATAAAATTAAAACGGAATCGCTGTCGAACGCGCAGCGGGAACTGGAGGCCGCCGCCGACTTGCTGTCCGTGACGCTGGACCTGGAGGGGCTTGAGCTGGGGTCGTTTGGCCTCACGGAAGCCCTTTTTGAGTCCGCAGACGGCAGCCACGTGCGCGCCGACTACCAGATCAAGAACGGATACGTGCAGCTCGACAACGTCGAGCAGCTCGTGATCAACGAGGAATCCGAGGCCGAAAGGGCCAGGGACACAATCTCCAAGATGATCGACTCCCTGATCGAGTCCGACAACGCCAAGGCGGACGAGATGTTCGCGGAGTGGATGGACCTCCCCAGGACCAAGAGGATATTCACAGAATCCAAGGAGAAAAGGGTCGTCTGCCGCAAGGGCAAGCCGTGCGAGATAGTGAGGTGGAACAAAGTGCCGAAACGCCACGAGCCGGGCGCCAAGACAGCGGCAAGAACCAGGGGCAAGAAAAAAAGCCAGAGGATGACCCCAGTCGGCGTCAAGAATATCAATAAAAGGGCGAGGCTCAAGCTCAACCATTCAATCGGCAAGAGCATGAAGGAATGGTTCGTGATGGCCGAGAGCGTCCTCGACTACGTCAACCTCGTGGAGAACGGCCCGGTCGTCGACCAGTGCAGGGCTCTCAGGCAGGACGGAGAGGTCGTCGCGGTGAGAATACCTACCGCGCGGCTCAGAAACGAGGCCAGAGTGCTGAAGTTCGACTGGAAGACCCTGAACACGGACGTCGTGGTCAAGAGGGGCCAGAGCAAGAAGATCAGCGAAAACCAGGAGTTTGCCAAGGACATCGCCGAGCTCAAGAGAGTCAACGCAATATCCGACGGCAAGGCCGTTGAGGAAAGCATCGAGAACATCTCGACGAAGTTCCCCCATGCCATCTACCTGACCGAAAAGGAGCTCGCCAAGCAGATCAAGCTGAGCCTCGAGTCGGTGAACGCCAGCAACTACGACGACGAAACATGCCGCTTCCTCGCAGAGGGCATCCTCCGCACGATCCACGAGAACTTCGTCGACACCGTCGCGAAGATCGTCAAGCTCGCCGGAGCCAAGTCCAACGAAGATGCGTCCGACAAGTACGCCGACTTCAAGTCGATAGCGGAGGGCTTCTACTCGAAGCTCGACGAGACGACAACCCTCGAGATGCAGGCCTTCGTCGACGTCTATGAGGCCCTCAGGCAGGTCTACGAAATCGCAGTCAACGAGAACAACAACGAGGTCGCCAAGGAAGCTGCCGGCCACCTCGACGGACTCCTCCCGATCGTCAGGGACGAGGCGGAGAAGTCCTCGGACGCCCTCGCCGAAGCCGCAGAATGGCTCTACGACATCGTAGAGGAGACCATGGGAGAGGAATGGAACGTTTCCGACCCGGTCGTGACCGTGGGAAACCGTACCGAAGTCGAAAAGAAGGGCAAACAATCGCAGTCACCGGCGGACATGACAGGGGTCAAGTGCGACTCCCAACTGACGAGCGACGGAAAGGAATATGACGGAGCCGCCGCCAAGGAACTCGCGAACGACGGATGGAGCAACCTCGGTGGCGACGGTGTATACCCAAGCCTCGACAACCCGTACGTGCCAAAGGCGGGCGACTACAAGATCGTCGGAGAGAAGGACGTCGACTCGGACGCGGAACAGCTCGCACAGTGGGGAGACGGAGACACATGGCCGGGACTCCAGAACCCATACTCGAAAGCCAGCGTGACACCAACGGAAGCCAAATAACAGGAGGTGAATTGTGCAACTACTTTTGGAACATGAAACAGTGCCGGGGACGGTCTACGAAAACAGACTGATCCTAGGCGGAGTCTGCAGCGCGATCTTCAACGAAATGGACCTGCACGAGGTGTCCTCCTCAAACGGAGGTACCGTCGTCAAGTTCCGTGGGAAGTTCCAAGAGGCAGACGCCATCAACAAGAACAAAAGGACCTACCCGTACGAAGTCCTCAACGACAACGTAAAAGGCCTCATGGAGTGCATCTCCAGCGGCGGCCTGATCGGGGAACTAGACCACCCCACAGACAGCATAGTCCACTTCACCAACGCGTCACACAAGATCACCAAGCTCTGGTGGGAAGGAAAGACGCTCATGGGAGAAGGGACGATTTTGAACACGCCCCACGGCAAGATACTCAAGGCGCTCATCAACGACGGTGTGCGCGTTGGAATCAGCAGCCGCGGGGTTGGTAACGGCAAAGTGAACGAAGACGGAATACTCGTCATCGGAGAGAGCTACAAGCTCATAACCTTCGACGCGGTTGCGGACCCGAGCACAAGCCAAGCCTTCCAGGAAAAAGTAGTTTCCAAGGAAAGTATTATTCACCATGTGAAAAATGAGAGCAGCGGCATAAATAATCTGAGCAAAGAGCTGGTTCTCGCTGCACTTGGTGGAATTGTCCAGAAACAAGCCAAAGAAATTAAAGAGAGGATGAACTAATGGAAAAAATTGTTGAGGCTTTGACAAAACTGCTTCCCGGAGACGCCGTCGCTGAAGTCACGGAAGCCGTAAAGAACGAGTTGGAGGGCGCAAAGCAAGCCTACGAGCAAGAGTACAGCTCCAAACTCGAAGAGGCTTACTCCGAACTTTCCGAGGAGCTCAAGTCTGCCGAAGAGACGGCGATCCAGGGCTACAAGGAAGCCTATGCCATAATCGAAGACCTCCGCAACAGGCTGGCAACCCAGCAGAAGGAATTCGATCTCAGCATGGAAGAGGGATACGAAGAGGCCTACCAGATGCTCGTAGCCGAGAAGGGCAAGAACGAGAACCTCGAGGTCGAGATGTATGACCAGTTCAACACCAAGCTCCAGGAAATGAAGGAATACATGGTCGACAAGGTCGACGCCTTCCTCCAGTACAAGGGCGGCGAGATTTACAAGTCGGTGAAGAACGAAGTCGCCAACGACCCCCGCAACGCCGAACACAAGGTCGCCCTAGACCGTGTCGTGGAGTGCGTGGCCGAGTACATCGGAGACGAGAGCTTCACCACCACCAACAGCGCCAAGGTCGAGGAAGTCAGCCGCAAGGCCGAGGAACTCAAGAGCCAGGTCAAGATCCTCGAGGCGAGGAACATCAGGCTCAGCGCAGATAACACCAAACTTACCGAGGCCGTCCGCGAGAACCAAAAAGTCATCACGGAGTCAGCCAAGGTCGAGAAGAAAGAAAGAGCGGAGAAAGCCAAGAATGCGCAGGGGAGAGGACGTGCTGTCAACGATCCAGAACTTGTTGCCGAATGGAATGACAATAAGTCGGAAAAGAAGTCAAACAACGTTGACACAACTTTGGTCGAAAGCCTTGACCCGGACCTGCTTCGTCAAATGCAGGTTTTAGCCGGAACCAAGAACAACGACTAATTAGATCAGTATCTTTAGTATAACCAAGGAGAATTTTTACCATGCAAGCAAATGCAAAGTTCCTAAATGAAGCAAGGGAGCTGGAATCTCGTTGGGCGCAAACAGGTTTGCTAGAGAACATCACAGACAAGTACACGCGTTCTTGCACTGCGGTTCTCCTCGAAAACCAGCGTCTCATCAACGAGACCTCAACCGACTCGGGCGACGTCGCCCAGTTCAAGAGGATCTCGATTCCGCTCGTCCGTCGTATCTATCCGCAGCTGATAGCCAACAAGGTCGTCTCGGTCCAGCCACTGCTCGGCCCGACCGGCCTCGTGTACTACCTCCGCTTTAGGTACGGTAGCAACAAGGGCAGCGTCCGTGGAGCCCACAAGAGCGGCTTCCCCACCGACGACGCCAACTCGCTCCAGCAGCTCGCCTCAGGCGACGCCAACCTGAGCGTGTACTACTCGCACCAGTTCATCGAGAACGAGTCGAGTGCGACCGACGCGGGAGGCACCAGCACTTCACACGTGCTTGAGCACACCCCCGTCCTCGCAGGTACCGTGACCGGAACCGTCTACGACGGCAACGTCGCAGTCCAGACCTACGTGGTCTCGGAAACGGGCACGTTCACCTTCCACGACATCGGAACTCCCACCAACAAGGCAACCAGCGCAACGCTGAACCTGACCACCGGTGAGATGACCCTGACGTGGAACAACGACCCAGGTGCCAACCACATCGTTGTCTCGTACGAGTACAACATGGAATGCAACCAGGACATCCCCGAAATCAACCTCGTCATCGAGTCGGAGGAGATCGCCGCCAAGACCCGCAAGCTGAAGGCCGTCTGGAGCTACGAAGCCCAGCAGGACCTCCGCTCGCAGCACAACCTCGACGCCGAGGCTGAGCTCACCGCCGTCCTGG